GATCTGCTCCAGCAATTCTTGCTATAGATCCATCTTCCATAGTGCTTGTATCGGATACCGTGGCCGTTGCAGTGGTTCCTACGCTTGTGATTGAAATACCTGACTCGAATCCACTTCCAAAGGGGTACTGAAAAGCCCCTGACGTTATTATGGGGGCTGTAACCAATAACACGAATCGGAATAGCAGATCGTCAGGGAAGTCTTCACTTCCCGGTCGAATATCCCAATTAGCAGCAGGTTCTCCTGTAATGCTCTCAGCGAGTGCTTGATAATCCGCTATCTTAATGATAGGAATTTTTCTTAGCTTATCCAGAACGTCAGACCTTCTGATTGCAATATCCTCTGCACGATTCCTACATTCATCAGGAATCCCTACAGCAGTCTCCCACTCGTTTATCAAATCTGTCGTTATTCTAACATCCCACTCCGTAACTAACTCGTATAGCTTTTCTTCGAGTTTGTTTATTTCGTCAGCTAAACTCCTGAGTAACTTATACAGATTTGTTTCCCTGTCGCCTTTAGCATTCCATACTAAACCTTCAGGCAAGCACCGTGCAAGAAGTTGGGTCTCCTGGTCGATAGTTATAGGTTTATAGTCTGTAAATTTGTGCATATCTGACCTAATTAAATGTTACTGTACCTAACACACCCATAGAACCATCACCTATTACAGTGTCGGCAGTCGGGGCATCTAAAGAAAAATCTTCTACAAAAGATCCAGACTCTAAATCCTGCGTATTTTGAATCGCGGTTATGAGTTGGTTCAATTTTATATCTTCTGCAAAACCTGCTCCATCCTCAAAAAACGCTAACAAATTGTTCTCTATAGCTGTCCGCATCGCAGTACTATCTGGAGACAAACCACTAATAGTCACCGCAACTGATGTAAAGAAAGGCCCTACTACAACGACACTATCCTCTGTTGAATGTGCAGGAAGTTTTTCTATTATTTTATCCTTTACATTAGTAAGCGTCGAAGCACTCGGAGTAGGAGGGGCGTTATTATCGTCAAGCACAAAAACGTAAACAATTCCTGGCTGAGGTATATTCTTTAATTTATCAAGGCTGACCGTACCGGGTACAGAAGAATTAGCGAGTGTTGCTCCTACAGTGTATGTAACCTCTGTAGCAGATACTGTAAGTACCGTCCAATCACCATCATACCCGGAAGGCGTTACACCCGCGACTGTGATGGTTGATCCAGCATAGATATTAGCTGTACCGTTCGCAGTCATGTCTATAGTGGCTACCTCCCCTGCCTCAGAGAAGCCGTCAGGTACCCTATCCACCACATCGGTACCATCTGTCGTAAAGTCGGTAGAGGGATTTGTTACGAAGACTCTCGTAGCCGTAGGTATCGTAAGAGCATCTAATCGTATTTGTGCCGATGTAAATACACCGGGATCAATTGAATTGGCTAAGAGAACTCGCTCCCTCAAACTTTCATCGTCCTCTAGATCAGATCCGGCAGTTATGCCATCGCGGTTGACTACACCCTGCGTACCGTCCGTAATACCGCTCACAGTGGACTGTAACGTAAGCAATGATCCCACTACAAGATTCTTATCTGTGCCTATGTCTTGGCTCGCTATGGGAATGTCAGCAAACTCTGACGAATATGCTCCGCTATCCGTGGCGGCTGACGGCTCAGATAGTGCAGTATACGTAAAGGTATTTTCATCTAACACATTGATAGTGAATGTGCCGTTGTAGTCACTATCTCCAGCCCCTGAAATGACCGTAGATAACCCATCCACGAGGCTATGCACCACAGGAGTTACTGCCGTTATTGTTGTTCCCGATTTAGATAGAGTAACTGACCCCGCCTGAGCAGCGATGGTAGCTGCTGATGTGCTGATGTACGATTCACTTGCAGACGATGCGAATAATGTCCCTTGAGGTATAGTAGTAAAAAGTGTTCCTATAATCGATATTCGGCCTTCGGCAACAGTGCCAGGTATCCGTGTCAGGGCATTTATTTCTGCCCAAAAATCTAAAAACTCACCACTAGCCGTTTGAGGGAAGAAATCATTTAATGCTGCTGTTATATTCCGCTGAGCAGCATAAATCAAAATAGAGTTTGCGGATACCAGAGTCCTGACCATACTGCCCGGTATTGTAGGATCTAGTTCAGGTAAGTTGGACTTTACCGCAGCATCCCCTATCGCATTTAATTCAGCTAAACTGTATAGATCAATTGTCATTGGTTAAATTTCCTAAATCAGTATCAAGCCAGTAACTAAACTTTTTTGTTTCGCCCTCTTTGACAATAATATCTATCTCTACTTTTATTCTACGCTTATCTGTCTGGACTACAGTAGTTACTACTTCTGAGGCTATTCCATCATCTATCAGAGGTTGTAAAGAGTTGATAGCCCACCGCTCTATTTTATTTCTAATGTTCTGCGTATTTCTTGCTTGAGACCATAACCATAGCATACCACCCAAGTCGATAGAACGCAAGATATTTCCTACCCAACCTCGTCTTTTTGCTGGTTCACTAACTTCTTCCGGAGCAGCCCTGGCATCGGTAAAGAGCAAAACCGCTACCGTAGTCTCTAGCCCGTCCACAGTCTCAAAATCCTGTTCTCCTAGAACAAGATCAAAGCATCCTGCGTTCGTGTTTTTAGCCAACAAATCCTGAGCCATTACGACGGACCTCCTGTGCTCGCTCCACCAGATGTTACACCACTATGGGTATGGGCATTATAGTCAGGCACAGAGCCTGTAATGAGGTTAGCCGCAGTAACAGTCCCAGACACTTCCAAATCTCCGACAATATTTATTTTTGATGCGTTTATAAGTATCGTTCCATCCGCTCTAAAGTATACACTAGCACCTGTTAGATAATTGCCTATTCGCATCTCTCCCGGCAGCAAACCTGAAAACTGTGATTCTGGTTTATCTACTATAACAAATATATTATCATCATACCCATTAGCAGAAAAAGCGACTCCAAAAGAGTCAGGCGGAGGATTAAAACTTATTCCATATATCCCTAGCATCCGCAGTTCTTGTTCTTTACCAAAAAAGGTACACTTTAATCTTCTAAAAGGCGAAACAAAAGAAGATGAAAGCACCTTAACAAGTTTTATCATTGAATTCATTATTGTTGCGTCTCTAAAAGTAAGGCATCGCTTACAGTATTATTCCATCCAGACCCTGCATCGGATTCTTGGGCCTCCCGCAGACTAATAGCTGCCTGTGCAGTATATGCGTCTTTATTTGTTATAGTCAGTTTGGTTGTTCTACCCAAGATATTGTCAAGGCGGTACTCCACAGCCTTCACTAAGAATGTTCCATGCACATCTGCTTTATCGTCTGCCACAGTAACAAACTGGTTCACACCCCAAAACTGTTTATCCTTGAATCCCTGAACAGTAACTACGTACTCAAAACCTCTTGCTCTTCTAACATTAGATTCTTCTGCGGCTCTATCAGCACCCTCAGAACTATCCCCGCCCTCTTCCATCTTAAACTCTAGAGTCCTCCTAGCTGTGATCTGAGGGTCAGAAGCCCCTCCAACAGCATCCACTGTTAAATCCCCCCACCCTCCAATATCTTGGGTCTTACAGACATACCTGCCAAAACGATTAGAAATATTATACTTAACTTTATACGAGATAACGTTATTATCGATTCCAACATTTAGGTTTATAATTCTATTACCTGTAGTGACACCATCCGCCTTAAAAAATACCAACCTCCCAAAAGCATCTGTATTCAAAAATAATTGGCGTTTTCTGCAATACTTCATAAGAAATTTTATTACGGTGTACCCCACATTACAACTAACAATTTCGTCGTCTGTGAAGGGTATTATAGTTCCTCCGGTTTGGTTACGTATACCAATATCGTCACTTAATTGCATAGACCCTAAAATCTTTCCTGCGATATCAAAGATACTCACACCGTTAGAGTATACTTTACTATCATCAGGTACTGTGCTGTCAACGATATCTCCCGTAATATCTCTACCAGATATTATGATATCGTCCGAAAAAGCATCTCCAGTTAAAATATTTTCGTAGATTTTACCTCGCATAACTTGGGTGCCGTCCAAGATAATATCTACAGTGTCTCCTGTCCTTAGCGGGCTTATAATAGTCTGGGGCCTAGAGATAACTATCTTAAATTTACCACAGACATCGTCGATAGACCTGCTGATTATAAAACTCTTAAAGGTCTTGTAGTTAGTGTCTAGGGTTTTAACGATACTCGCTGTATCATTGTACCCTATTTTAGGTGTTCTTAGTATTAGTGTCATAGTTTCAACACCTCAACCTCGCCAATATATCGAGTAGGAAGAATGTCATTGAGTTCTGTTAAAACAATTGCTTTGTCTGTGAGGCCATCTACGTCTACAAATTCCTCTGCATATAGTCTGTAGGCAAGTTCTACATCTATTGTAGGGGTATTAAGTGTGAGTGATTCTACGTTTGGAGTATTTTGTATCTTTGTCTCAAGAACATTCATCGTCTCAATACGACAAGCATCAACCGATAAAGCTACCGTGGGTGTTACTCCATCGATCAATAAGATATTTTCATACACATCATTGATATCAGAAATAACTTCGTTAATCTCAGAATCTGTCTGGTATTCGTTTGCTGCTGCTTGACGTAAGTAAATTGCAAAAAGCCCTATCCGTAATGAATTTGTTATAGCAAATCGATTCCTATTATTTGTGAGTCTATATTGTGTGTCATCGGCAAACGCTGGAATATCAAAACTTTGATCTATGTTAGTTAAGATTTCTTCCTCTATAGACTCAAAATCAGTAGCTAGATTATATCCCAATCGGGTAAGTTCACTTGCTGCCTTTAGCGAAATTCTTGATACTTCAATCGTACTAAATACTTCGCCTAAAACACCATCGTTAAAAAGTGCAGCAGCATAAGCAGTAGGTTCTCGCACAAAATCATTTATATTATCTCTAACATTATCTGTTAGCGAAGTTACAGTATCTATTTCTTGGCCTAAATTTTGAATGGTCTCGGCTATTACATTCATGTGTTGAGTGCCATCGTACCCTGATACCCTGGCCTCAGTTTCTTGTGTTGGTACCTCAAGACTATCTGATAACCATACCTCGGCAGCATCTAAAAGATTAACAGCAGTAGTAGCAACAGTCTGCACACTGCTTGGGGCTTTTACAGGGGAAGGATTAGGGGTGCTGATTAAAAATGTAATATTAAAATCTATTCTACCTATCTCTGTTTGTTTGAGTGTCTTAGAGAATGTCTGGGCTTTGGCCTTTATGGGACCAACGATAGTTAATTCTAGGATACCTTCGGTACTCTCTTCCAGTACAGTGGTCAGCCTTCTTGCTTGCTGCAACCAGTCATCATTATCCTTGGAAGAGATATACCCTAAGACTCTAAAGATGCCGGGCTTTTTTCCGAGGTCTTCTACAAATCGTTTATCTGATCCTGGGTATTCATGGACGGCTACCTTACGACCACCATCCTGTGTTTCCGTATCTATGTTAAATGGAACGCCTTTGAAAGACGCTTGAATTGTTTGGGTAATAGGTGCCATCAATACCCCTGCATAGAATATCCAGCATCTGTATTAACGTTCAACGGCACATCTCCGCCCCCTGTTGCTATACTTGCTCTGCCTCCAGTGCGATCATTGATATCTATACTACCCTTTATCACACTATTCACAGTGATAACATTGCTCGTGCTCAGGCTATCAGGAGATATCATAGTTGAGGATAGTTCGTGCTTAGATCCTTTACCAAAAAACCCTTTGAGTGTATTCCAAGCCGACAAAGCAGAATCTATAGGATTTAGCAGCATATACTTTAATACTTTACCGACCAACCTTATTTGACCTAAAAACTTCTTGGTTCCATCTAACCAGATAATAAAAAACATCTTCGAGATTTCTATTATGTTTTTAACGATGTTTATGAGCATTACCACAATAGCTATTACTCCTGCTATAATCCCAATGATGACAGCCCCTGCACCAATCGCTGCTCCTCCTATGATCCCTATCACGGTAATGAGTCCTGCAATAGCAGCTAGTACAACACCTACTAAAGTAACTATAGTTAAAACAACAGCTATTACAACCAGTACGATCCCTAAAGTCTTAGCAAAAGCTGGATGCCTTGCAATGAATCTATTCATTGCTGTAACTGCTTCTAGCACACCTATTGTTATAGGTTCAAGGCCTTTTCCAATAGCTTCCTTCATCCCCTCCCACGAAGACTTAGCTTCTGTGGCAGTGCCTATGATCCCCGACTGCATCACTGCCGCCATTCTTTTTGCTGTAATCTCTTGTAGCTCATACTGTTTAAGTAAAGCTCTAATTGCTTCTGTTTGCCCCATTAAAGCTGCTGTGCCTTTAGCTCCTCTGACCTGAAAAATCTTAAATATTTCTGCTATTCCTATTCCTCGTTCTTGAAACAGTTCCAGTACCTTAACAAAATCTACTATCTTCCCTGTCTCATCTGTCCACTCATCTTTTCTAAACTTGAATTTTTTTAAGGTATCTATAGCCTCTCTTGTTGGTTTTACAATATTTCTAAACGCATTCATAAGTAACGTTCCTGATTTGCTGCCCATGATATTCTTATTGGACATAATACCTACTAATGCCGCAACTTCTTCAAAACTCAATCCGGCAGCATGTGCAAGAGGTGCAGCGTTTATCATCGCAGCGTTTAAGTCGTTCATAGTAGATGCTGTCTTTGCTGCTGTGATTGCATAAACATCTGCAATACGAGCAGCATTTTCTGTCCCTAACTCAAACGCATACATAGTACCTGTAACCATCTTTGATGCTTCAGCAAGTTCAAGATCTCCTGCTGTTGCCATCGTAAGAACATCAGGTAATGTCTGAAGAATTTTAGTTACATCAAATCCTCGTTGACCTAACATAACCATACCTTCAGCGGCTTGAGTAGCTGAAAACTTGGTCTCTAATCCCAATTTTCTTGCATTCTTAGCTAGTGTCAGCATCTCACTTGAACTGGCCTGTGTTACAGCAGCAACTTTGTTGAGTGCCCGCTCAAACGCTATAGACTCTTCTATCGTGGACTTTAATGCCCTGGTGGTAGCCATAGCCAAAAAACCTGTACGAAGGTTTGCAAGGCGTGTAGAGAGTTTTCCTATCTTGCCCCCTAGTTTTACCATCCCTTCTCCAGTCACAGCCATCCGAAGTCTGAACTCGTCCGTAACTCGTCGCATAGTCCGGATCTTGTCCGAATACTTATCGGTAATCTGGTATATAAAGGCTGCTGAAAAGGCCATATAGTACCTACTTGGTTTTTAGTTTTTCTTGTATTTTTTCTTGCCGCTTACAGAGAGTATCATAGATCATGGATATTTCCACCAGATCCATTTGCATAACCGTCTCATAATTTATTGTGCAATCACTTCCAGCAATCGCTGTGGCAATCTCTATCCACGCTAATCTATCGTACTGGAAGTAAGGCCGAAAAAACAGCAGTACCTGATTGTTATTGCAAGTCGTTCTTTATAGTCTACATCATTTTCCCATAGACTGAATGTCATAACCTCTGTCTTTTCTTCTCCCCCATCCTCAGAACACTTAATAAAACAACGATTATTGCCTATCACCATTTTTCCAAAATCGGTGGTCATTTTGTAGAGATCTATACCATCACACATGCTTAGCATCTGTGTTGTAAATTCGATATTCTTTTCGATCTCTTGAAGTTTTGCTTCTCTTGCAGCAGGATCATCGTCTTTATATTCCTCATGCAAAGAAGCAACAGGAGATCCTGCCTCGATCTTTTGAGCCGCAGCATCTTGTATTGCTGCCTCTCCCGCAACTCCCATAGCAAACGTAGCAACCTCCTTGTTCATAGAATTGAAATACCGCACCATCTTAAAGGTCTCTCGTGCCATCCGGGGAGTTGGGGGCAAAAGATCCAATGTTTTTGCCTGAAAAAAATCACCCCCAGAAGATACCTTAAACGGCCTTTTAACTACCATTTCCAAATGTTCGTCGAGAATCATACCTTAACCTCACTTTCGTTGTACTGTATTATCGGGTTATCTTACTGCTGGATCTTGTCGCCAGCCATTTCAATTTCGATCACACCATCTGCTGCTGCCTTGACAGGCGGATCGTTGGTTACACTCATGCCCTTGAAAGCAATAGAAAAGTCTTTACCTCCAACATTACGCTGTACAGCAGTCAATGTATTCCCCGCCACATTAGCTTTCCAGTCTCTAATCTTAGAGACATTATCAGTAGTAGGGTACACACTGAATTTGACTTTGCCGAACATCGTCTGAGCATCCTGTGTATGGACAGATACAGCATTGCCGCCGCCTGTTGAGGCTGCTCTGACGTTTACTTCTCCGTCTCCAGGTATCTCTTCAAAGGTATTAGGTACCAAGCCTATAGTATCGTTGTTGACTTGTATTGCTGGTACGCTTATGGCTTGCGTTGACATAATATGCTCCCTTATACTTTATACCTTAGATATAGAAAATTATGGTCTACTACAGAGCGAAGGACATCTGTAATGCAACATTTATCGTTTCCAACTGAGTAACTATAGGAAGAACACTATTTATCGTAGCAGAACGCCCGGCCAGGTCCAACTCGACCGTTAGGCTGTCATCAATGAGCTTATCTGCCGTTCTACCGTCTCTAATCAGTACATCATCCTTTAGGGTGCCCAACAATCCCTTGAAAGCTGCCTTCAATGACGCTGCATTTTCCATCGACCTTCCGGCTACCAAATCCCCATCCGTAAGTCGTGACTGAGCG